CGGAAACACTCATTATTTTGAATCATTATTTGAAGTTCACAGACATGTGGAATGAAAAGATACAAGATGATGTGGTGTATCCGGAGTTTATGTTCAAGTTGAAGAAGTATGAACCATTTGTATCTTTTGATACAGAAAAGTTCAAAACAATCCTTGTTGATAAAATTAAGGAGTATAAATAATGATGCAGTATAAATCAATTAACGTAGATAACAGTAGAGAGGTAGATTAACATGAGTAGTTTCGCAAATTTAAAACGTAGTGCCGGTAATATTGACAAATTAACTAAAGCATTAGAACAAATCAACACCAATTCAGGTGACAGCTCAGACGATAACTTTTGGAAACCCGAGGTTGACAAAGCAGGTAACGGTTACGCAGTAATTCGTTTCTTACCAGCTCCAGCAACAGACGGTGACGAGGGTTTACCATGGGCTAAAGTGTACACACATGGCTTCCAAGGCCCAGGTGGTTGGTACATCGAGAATTCACTCACAACACTCAATGAAAAAGACCCAGTATCAGAATACAACTCTGAATTGTGGAACTCTGGCATTGAAGCGAACAAAGAAATTGCACGTAAACAAAAACGCCGTTTAACGTATATTTCTAATGTATTGATTATCGAAGACCCAAAACATCCAGAAAACAACGGTACAGTTAAGTTGTTCAAGTACGGTAAGAAAATCTTTGATAAGATTACAGAAGCAATGAATCCGGCCTTTGAGGACGAGAAACCAATCAACCCATTTGACTTGTGGTCTGGTGCTAGTTTCAAACTAAAAATTCGTAAAGTTGAGGGTTACCAAAACTACGATAAATCTGAGTTTGAAGGTGCATCGGCTCTATATGATGGTGATGATGTCAAACTTGAGAAGTTATGGCAATCTGAGCATTCTTTGAAAGAATTCTTGGCGCCTAAACACTTCAAATCATATGATGAATTGAAAGTTCGTTTACACCGTGTTCTAGCAACTAATCCTGTGTCGGCTACTGCCCCACAAGTTGCACCAACCGTGAAACAAACAACCATTGAGTCGGTCAAAGTTACACCTGCTACAAGTACATCAGTAGATATTGATAAACCTTGGGCAGATGATGATGATGAAAATATGATTATGGACCATTTTGCAGCATTAGCTGAAGAAGATTAAGGAGAAATATATGGATATTAATTTAAGTTTATCACTGGAAGAGGTTAATGGCATTATGGCAGCACTAGGTCAAATGCCGTTCGGTCAAGTTGAACCTCTTGTCAACAAAATTCGCCAACAAGCAATTCCTCAGGCCCAAGCAATTCAAGCGGCCAATCAGGAAGTTGAAGCAGAAAATCCTAAAGCTAAGTAATTAGTTAGGCGCAAAAAGAAACCCACCTTAATCGGTGGGTTTTTCGTTTTATACTGTTATACTGGTCTGACATTTTGATATTGTAATCGTGTCAACACAGCCTCATCGTTTCTCACTCTACCACCACCTCCAGAACCGCCAGAGACCCCGCCATTATTTACAACGTTTGTGGTCTTATTAACTATCACAGGTGCTGATGATTTTGCGCTTGGACCTGCTAGGTTTTGATTCTCTTTAGTAGCGGCTGTAGCTCTTGGACCTAATGAAGAAGGTGGGGTTTGTTGAGGCGTAGCTGTCGTTTGAGTCGCTTGCATATGAGCCTCTTCTTTAACACTTTGTACAAACTTTGGGTCTTTCATGGCATCAGCGCCATATTCATTGGATAACTTCTTATAAATTTGTTCTTCAGTTTGGGGGTTAACTGTATCTGGCACTTTAGTTGCTGTTTGTCCGACTGATTTGGGTGCAATACCTTTTTGTGTTTTCCATTCTTCAAATGTAGGACGTTTTTTGCCTTTATAATCTTTCAGTTCAACTTCTGTTTTATATTGTTGATATGGGTCAGTTTTCTTAAATTGTTGATACTTTTCAAACTCAGCCATTTCAGCCGTGCGTTGTTTAGTTACATCTTGACCTGTAAATTTATTTACAATTTTACCTGTTCTTTTTAGTTGTTCTTTATCCGCTTCCATGGATTTAACTCTAACTTCATCAGAAACACCAGACAATTTACGTTTATCCATAAATTTCTTCATATCTTCTGGTGTTGTTTTTTCATCATAAGATTTGTTATAAGAATCTGAAGATTTACCTGTGATTGCTTCATATCCTTTATCAATTAATTTAGAACCTGCTATCACTCCACCAACAACTAAACCCAATGGGGCTAGTATGCCAGCCAAAGGACTGAGTATTGATAACAAACCTGTACCAAAAGTGGATAACAGACCGCCAAGTGTGCCTAAAATTGATTTGAAATTCTTAGCAATAAAATCAAATATACCTTCTTTTTTCTCCTTAGGTTTCATTCCTTTGGTGATAGCATTTATTAATTCTTTATGTCTGGTTCCAGTATCCTTCTTGTCACTTTCGTATCGTTCATCCGCTTCTGCTTTTTGTTCTTCTTTGAATGAATCTTCTATTTCTTTTATTTTTTTATCTTCTTCGAATTTATCAGACATCAATTTATATAATTGTTTGACTGCGGCTGCCGCACCTCGACTTGATGGTTCGGTTGTTTGCTTTTGACCAAAAATTCTAGAAAACAATGATTGTTTTGGTGATTGAGTTGATTCAGGAATTTTAGACGATGATTTAGAATTTCTTCTTTCACGTGTAGGCTGCATTTCTTCTTTATCATCCCTTGGAGGCGCTTGTATTCCTGTGAAATATGAGATATCACTAGGGTCTCGTTTTCTTTTCATGCCGTAGGCTGTGGCGGCTAATTTACCTATACCCGGAATCTTACTGAGCATATTCATTGGGTCAAACATACGTTTAATGCCTACACCTTTTGCATGAATTTTATCTCCAATTGCTCCGGCTAAGGATTTACCCAAGCCTTCTTTATTCAACATACGTTCGGATGCTAATTGCATTAAACCTTTTGAACGGACGACATCAGCCTCTTCATATCCTGAACCGGTTCTAAACCGATGGCGCTGTGGTTTATTTGTTTTTGGATTTGTGGTGTAATAGTATTTTTGTTTTTCAACATCTTTAGGAGATTCTTCTGATGATTTAGGATGGCCACCCAATTTCTGATTCTCACCCCTAGACGCCGCTCGAGCAAAACTATCATTTAGTCCAACAACATACCACCAGCCTTTGCCTTTGTAAGCATTAGGATCCCAACCAAATGTAATTTTACCTATTTTCTTTTTAATCATCTGTTTCTCTCAGCATTTTTTTGTTTAATTTTTTCATTTTCAGCTTCGATATACTGAATTAGCATAGTGATATAAATGTCTCTTTCCCACGGTATCATTTCCTCAAGCTCCGCAAGACTATACTTATGGTGTTGCATCAGTGAGAAATTAGTTTTATAATAATTTCCCAAATTTTCATGACGAAAGGTAATTAAAAAAAACTTTCGAGGCCTTCTACTTTGATTTTATGATTGAAACCACATTTCTTGCAGGTGACTTCAATTTCTTTTTTCAATTTAGGTAAGTTCTCAACAAATTCTTCTATTTTCTCAAATTGGTCTTTTGTTAATGATTCTAAAAAGGCCATCAACTCTTCTCTAGGAGTTTCATGTGCATAATATAAATTGTCTTCATCATAGATATATTCAATACATTCAATAATCAATTCAAAAGCAATATCTGTTGCATTATCAAGGTCTTGTAATTTATCAACCAAATCAAAATTTGGATATCTTAATTTAACACCAACAGTTGGTGTAATTTGAATCTTATCATTTAAATCTTTTGGCATGTCAACTTGGACATCCAATATGTTAAATTTGGTATCCATCGTGTTGTTACAAACCACACCATCTACTTCATTTTCACATTTATATTTCGATTCTACAACCTCACCAACAGACCTGGCACGAATGTTTAGAAAATAATATTCAATATCAACAATTGGTAATGTATCAATGTCAATATCAGAAATCAAACAATTATTTAAAATATGTTTGACATTACTTTCAATTACACCTTTTTCGCCAGATTCCATTGCCATCAATAAAATCTTTTGTTCTTTGACCAAAAATGGTCTAAATTTAATACTTTTCTTCGACACCGGCAGAGTAATCTCAAACGTGGGTGCGGAAATCTTAGGTAAAGCCATTATTTAAC